CTCCGTAGAGTGCTCTAAAACGTCAAAGCCTATATTTACATACTAAACATACAAATTACATATAATATGGTATCCATATAACGAGTGCTATTTTAAACTTATTACCACGAATAGCTCCGGGGTTTGGAACTGAGTTTTACGTCATCCCAGGACGGAGCTGAAATGTTTACATATACTTCTCTTTAAACATCTCGAGTCTTTTATCATAGGTAACTGAGAGTTCCTGACACATATGGGAAATTCCAGCCTCCTTGGCTACTTGAATCATCTGACTACGGCGCAACTCATACACATCACGCCCATATTGCCACCATTCTCGTAGTGCACCATCAATGTTCATCGCACTCTGATCCTTCGCAGTTACTGCCGATGATTTCAAAACCGAGTGCAATGATTTAAATATGGAACTCTCTTGTAAAGTACCATGGATTAGTCCAGTATCCGGATTGAAGCGATTGTGCCTTTTCAAGAAATCTGCATCTTTGTCATGCATATAAGGGGTTGGTGTTGACTCTTTATCAGGCATGGTAAATACCATATCCCTCTCTTTCAAAAATTGGGCATACGAGATATGATTGAACCAATCATAACCTTTCCGTACAGATCCACTGACATCATCTCCATATACCATAACGGAAACTACCTTTCGGAAGGGAATAGGAGCTCCCAATTCGGCAGGCCACATTTTGAAATATGCAGATCGCATCAAAAGAGAATTAGCAATACAATTAATATAAACTGTCAAATTTTGTCCTGAAGGATTTGAGCCAGCATGAATAATGACATCTCCATTATACGATACACACGAATAAGCAATTTCAGTCGCTATTCCCTGCATAATAGTAATGTCACGGGACGTATATGTTCCACATTCTTCAGCAATATTACACATACATTTGAAGGCTGCCAAGATGACTGAAGCAGGCATCCGCAAATCATACTTACTATAATCACCTGCAAAGACACGGTCTTCACCAAATCTTAGCATGTGCCTAGCCAGTTGATCCCATTCCGGACCCTGAGCATTTACCCCAACAGCACACTCTGAATCTAGTGGAAACAATGACATTACGCGTGCAAGGGGTAGAAAATATTTCCGCACTATCAGTTGAAAGGCAAACTCACATGCTTGAAAGACACGCACTTTTTCCTTGTTCAATTTAGTCGGTTCATCCTTGACACATGCTTTAAACATGGCATAACAACGTTCACCGTTTGCTAATTTTTCAGTCATAAGTTCAGCCTCTCTTTTTATTTCCTCATCAACTACAGCTGGACAAGAAAAATCTGGGTAATCATCTTGATTAAGTAGCGTTATCGCATCCCTCTTTGGTCCAGTAAGGGGAAATCCTTTAGAAGTATCCTTAGGAATAGCGTCAATAAAACGCTTCCCATCAATACCACAGAGAGCTTGCATGTCAGTCAATGGTCGTAGTTCTTCTAAAAGCATATCATGAAAAATGTCCTGCGATAGCGATTCCGTAAGTCCGTTACAGTAATCTTGTACTGCAAAATCCATTAGTGAAGGTTCAATTCCCACACTTGGATTGGCAGAATGAACAAGTGATTCCTGCCACATCTTCCAGGTATGGAAATGGGGAGGACCATAATCGTTAGGAACTCCAGTCACCTTCTCCACAATAGGAGAAATTGGAGTAGAAATGACATCACTCTTGGTATGAGTGGCTCGCTGATTGTTCTGCCCTACATATTCAATCCTACTGCCAACTGGTAAGAATGCAACTGGAGATTTTGGGTGAACATCTTGATTTATCACCACTTGCTTTTCATACTTCTGCACAGGAAATGTACCATTGACATGTGAAGGAAAAGTGCTAATCCAAGTTTCTTTTGACTTGGCGATAGCTTCCTTTAATTCAATTGATGATACATAAAGAGCCTTTGCACTAGGTGTTCCAGTAATTCCACGAAGATGCACACCAATAATTGTTGGTTTTGCAAAATCTCCAACTAAGGTAGCCATACACATACCAGTAAAAGTGTTATACGGGGAATAGTAATGATAACCCGGTCCACCCGAATCAGAATTGCGAACATATGTTGCTTTAACAATATCATCTCGCATTTCTCCATTCTCCTCACGATACAAGAGATGGGCCGATCCCGTTACCGAGCAAAAATTAGGAAATAAATTGGTGATATCAGCATGGGGTCCGCCTGATGGAATGGAGACTACACAAAGATCCTTGCCAGGAATAGGAGTCATGGCTTTCACACTTACAAATCCTCTAAAAGTAGAATTTAATATGTCTGGATTTTTACGAGTCACCAGAACCTTCATATCTTTGCGATTTTCAAAGATATGTAATGGGAGCAGAAACATAGTGCCACCTAGAGCAAGAATGTCACAAGCCTGCTGAAAATTGTTTTCGACAAACTTTGCGTGAAACAGATTGCCCTTCACCTTTTCTACCAATTGATCTATTGTCATGGTAGCATTTTTATGGTTAACGTGCAGTTTCGCTGGAACAACTGTTGCCCACGGATTCACCTCAGTGTCCCGCTTCTTAATTTCATCAATAGAAGACGGGGCCAAGATAGTTTGTTGCTCATGCATGGTTCGCATGGAAACCACCACAGAATATATAATCTTTGCAAATATACACATCGAAAAGAATTTAACAGTCTTACTTTGACGCAACGAAGCGAATAAGTCACTGGTGATATCACGTCGTGAAGCTAGACGATCACACATATCCCTCTTCCATTTAGTTAATACACAATAATGTATACAAATACAAACACACAAAGTTGATAGGATCATATTCCACGATAGAGATCCCGTCAGTATTCCACACACGCACATTAGGAGGAAAAAAGATGTCATTGTATCACGTGAACGCTTCTCCAAGTCAAGTAATTCCTGACAGTGATACAACATGTACAATTTTTGAATAATAGAACTTTGTACCACACGCTCGGGAATACGAATAGAAATAGCATTCATAGTCGGAGTAAAATTGGAAAATTGTGATTTAATAAATTCAAAAGAAACATCAGTTAACACTTGTTTATCAAAATTCTCCTCCTCAATAACAGTCGGTAGTTTTGCCAACGCACATTTGCACAACGTCTTAGAAAGTAAACACTCACGACAATATTGACGTGATCCCACCATGGAAGTAGCCTTTCTTACAACACGCCGCTGATTTTCAAAGTGTTTCTTACACGTAGTAGTGGCAATTTCCAGAACCTCCGTAATAGAATAAAACCTATCCTCCTGCAAATTGCCATCAATGGGAGAAGTAAAAGTTTTCTTATTATCCATATTGGGAATATGAACTTTGATCTTCCACACGTCAGTTTCAAAGTCTTCATCTGGAAAAGCCTCCATGGCTTTATATGAGTCTAACCTACCATCAGGTAGACGATATTCGTCCTTCACTGTAACTTCCAAATGTAAGTCAGCCCTACGAACGACTGATTCAGGGCAAATTGATCCAGCCCTGGCATGATCTGCTAGTGGTGCATTACTCGTGACAACTAGTACTGATGGACGAATTTCAATTTTACCTTTCTCATGCAAATCAGCTTTATTAGCATATGTGATCATATTGTTATTAATATCAATCAATCTCTCCGTAGGTGATTTTTCAAGAAATTCCTTCTGGGTATTTCCCATATCATCAAAGAAAATTCCTTGAGTATCTCCCTTGAGAGTAGAATCAAACTTGTCAGATTCCTTGATAATAGCCGTGTTTTTGGGATCAGGATCAGCTCCTGCAGCACTCAAACAATCTGACATGACTAACTGAGCAATAGTTGACTTTCCAACTCCAGTTCCCCCATGTACATATACAACAAGGGGAGCATACCTTAGCGACCCGTCAATTCTCTTTGCAGAGTACGAAGCCCGGTTTGTACGTAAATTAGTTAATCGCTTTTCAAGAACAGAAGCCTGCCATGTCCCCTTAGACGAACGGTAGGCTTGCTCTGCCATAGTAATACCTTCCTCCAACATACTACCATATTCTAAATCTGTAATTGGGCGCCGAACACCCTTATATGTAATAGGATTAGCTGGAAG